GCAAACTGCATAGCGTCTTTATCTGCGTTTACAACGAATCCAGGAATTGATTCTAAAATAGTACAAACATCAGGAGATGCTACTACGAAGTTAGCTCCACCTCTAAGTGTCAATTGATGAATCTTGTTAGAAACTTTGTTCAATTTGATACCTAATGTTTGAAACCATGCGTTCTTAGTGTAAGCATTAGATGCTCCACCAATGTTAGACCAAGCTCCACCTACTAATTCCTCACCTACAGTTGTAGACCAGTATTCAGTAGTTAATGCGTTTTGCTTTAACATATCTAAGATTTCTAAATCAATCTCTAAAGAGATATAATCAGATAACATAGAAGTTAATTCAGCTTCTGCATCAATTGAGTGGTAAGCGTTTAAGTCTTGCGCTAATTCAGGAGTCCATACTGCTTTCAACTTACGAGTCTTAGCAACGATAGCCTCTGATTTCAATTCTAAATCGATTTCAGGAATATCTAACGCTGTTGTAGTGTTACCTAAGTTGTTTGCTGTTGAATCTTCAAAATCACCTCTATCGTAAGCAACTGGTGCTTCAGAATAGTTGATAGTGTAGTTAGTTGCACCTGCGATAGCAGATGTACCTGTACCAGCTACTGATTGTGTACCACCTTCTTTTACGAAGAATACCACATACTCACCTGCTGCAGATGCAGAGTATTGAGTTAAGTGACGGTAGATGTTAGAACCAGTAATTTGAGAACCAGCGATACCATATGAACTAACCGCTTGTAAATCTGCAGTAGCACCTAAAGAAGATGTTGGAACTGCTAATTTTTTAACTCTATCAGCTGCAGATGCAGAGATAGCTGTATCGTATCCGATATCAGTCCAAGAAGCTGAAGCTGCTGTTACAGAAACGTTTCCAGTTGTAATATCGTTTACAGAGTATCCGTATTTACCAGAACCGTAAAGACCATTTACAGCTGAGTTTGTTCTACCAAAGTTAGCAGAAGAACCAGTTGTGTTAGTACCACCAAAAAGTGATTTACCAGCGAAATCTCCTGTGTTACCTTGAGTTGAACCATATTTGAAGTCTAAGAAGAAAATAAGACCTGAAGGTAAATTCATTGGTTGAACACTAACGAATTCCTTAGCTGCGATTTCTCCGAAGATTCTTCTTACTAATGGTAAAGCTACACCTGACCATTCTTCAGAACCTGCTGAAGTACCAGTTTGAGTTGCCTCATCCAACAATTGTTTTGCTTGGTTCTCTAAAAGAACTGCCATAGAGTGTTGGTCTCTCTCTTTCATACCTTCTAAAAGGCCAGTTTTTTCCCATTTGCTTTTTAACTGACGAGTCTCAGCTAACATAATTGCTTGTGGGTTTTTGCCTTCCATAAGTTTGCTTAAATCAAAATTTGCCATTTTGTTATTTTATTTTTATGGGTTTGTTTATTTTATGATACCAGCTAATTGCTTAAAGCGATTTGCTAATTCATTACTTTCTGCGATGATTTCTTTTTTAGGAGCTGTTGTTGGTTGAGCCTTAGAAGCGAACCCTTCGGTTACAGTCTTCTTTGCAGCAACTTTTCTTTCAGTTCCTGTGAATTTCATTGATTCAGAAAGTGTAGCGTAAACTAATTTTACTTCTCTTACAGTTGAAGTTCTGTCTAAATTTTCTACAACTTTAACTTTTTGTTCGTTAGTTAAGTTATAACCTCTGAACAATTTGTTTGTGTAAAGTAATTTAGCGTTTAAAAGGTTTACTTCGTTGATTGTACCTTTCAAAGATTTAATCACTGCTAATGCTTCTGCTAATTCAGTCTCAAGTTTTGCAACTTCAGCTTTCATTTCAGCTGCATCTTCAGCTTTGTCTTCTTCTGAGTTCTCATCTTCTCCGTATCCCATTTCTCTTAGAATTTCGTCTAAGTCGATTTCTTCATCATCAGCTGGAGCTTCTTCAGCTTCCATAGCTGGTGCTTCAGTTGGTTCAGCTGCTACTGGTTCTTCAACCGGTGCTTCTTCACCTTCCATAGCTGGTGCTTCAGCAGGAACTTCTTCCTCACCTTCTTCACCTGCGATTTGTGCTTCTAACTCACGGATGATAGATTCTAAATCTAATTCATCTTCGTCAGCTGCCATTTCGTCTTCGCCTTCCATAGCTGGAGCTTCTTCACCACCAAATTCTGCTGCATCTTCTGCATCATCTTCTGCTGACATTTCACCTTCACCTTCAGTAAGGTCTTTAACTTTGTCGTAGTCTTCTACTTCGCTACCTGGCTCACCAGATTGCTTAGAGATTCCACTTAGGTCAGTTTGTGCTGTGTTAGCTTTATCTGCCGGTTGTTTGTTATCACCAGTACCAATGCCAGTAGAGATATCATTATCTTCATTCACATCTGCTTCTTCTTCTTCACCTTCCATTTCAGCGGTTAGTTTTTTAGAAAGAATAGATTGTAAACGAGGAGTAAATGCTTCTTCTAATGCGATTTTAGCGTTAGCGATAGCAGTTTCACGTACAGCTTTAGCATCAGCAATTGCTTCTTTCAACAATTTTGAACTTGCCATTTGTTTTCCTTATTTATCGGATTTCTGAAGTCATTGTATTTGTGGACTTCAATAGAATGTTTTTATTGGCGTTTTGGTCACTACACATAAAGGTGAGTATTCATTACCAATGGAAAAACCTATATGAAATAGGTTATTGTATCAATAAATATATAAAAGTTTACAAAAACGTAAAAATCTATATATTTCTTTAGAATTTAATCTTCTGCTTTTAATTCAGCATCTCTATAAAGAGATGTTACACTATTATCTAATTCAGCTTCCAATTTCTTTTTAACATCGTTTAATTTTTTAAGATTTTCAACGTGTTTTTTAGCCATTGGAGTATCTTTGTGTTGTTTGTATGCTTTTAATTCACCTGCTATAGCTTCAACAGTCTTACCCAAATCTCTTTGAATAGAACCAACATTTCTACCTTCTCTAACAATTGATTCATTAGGTACACAATTTGGAACTTGTCTACCACCTTTATCTTTCATACCAATTTGCTTATATCCTTTCCAGCAAGGACCTTTATCTTCAGCTATTCTAGCTTCATTTTGTCCGTATTCGTGATAATTAGTTGATGCTTGTGAAATAAAATTAGCTGCGTTAGTGATATGGTCTTGAATCCAAGCAGGGATATCCTTTTCGTTTTCTCCCATTTTAGCTTTCAATTCAGTTGCCATCTTAATAATAGTATCCAATGAATTGTTTGCCATAGAAACTTCGTGGTCTTCACCTTCTGCTTCTTTAATGAATGCGTTTGCAAATGGATTTGAAATTACTTTACCCATTTCAAATTTACCAAATGCTTTTTGATTTACCAATCCACCTAAACTAATCATAATTATTTCTTTTTATTACCTAATCTTTCTTGCATTGTATCCGTAGATATATCAGCGATTTCATAATAACGATTTAATATGTGACCCATATCTTCATATAAAGAATGTAATCTCTCATCCATTGCTTTTGCTTCAACAGCGAACTTATCAAATGATTTACCCATTTTATCCAATTCCTGCATATTTCTTTTTACAGTCACATTATCAAACCAGTCACCACTTTCTCTTAATGTCATTTCTTTTGCGGCCTCAACGATAGCACCTAATGTATCAGCTACTTCACTCATATCTGATTTTCTTTTCATTTGGTCTTGAAAAGTATTGTAAGTAGAAATTATTTCTAAGAAGTGTTTTTTAACTTCATTTGATAACTTTCTATCTTCTAAGTTTTCAGCTAAGCTGAATTTACCATTTACTATCTTTACTTCTTTCAAGTTAGTTTTACGGATATCATTGTATGCTTTATGTACAGTTGTTCCTTTTGGTGCATCAACTTTTAAGGTTATCTTATTGTTGTGTACGAAATCGTATATATCAAAGTTCTTTGCCATTATTATGCTATTTCAGTTATTATTTCTCTCATTAAATCCTGTGCTTTGCAGTAATCACCACAAACATCAGTTCCTATTTGTTGTAAACCTCTATTAACAGATTCGTTTACAGGCACCATAAATGCACCATGCGTAGATGGGTTAGATACAAAATCCCAACCAATCAATTCAAAATCATCCTGAACCTTTACTTTACCTTCTCCGATATTAGTTACCGAACCCATACCTCTTGATGAGATACCTAATAGGATTCCAGCTTTCAACAATTCTTTTAAGATGTTACCTGATGGAGTTGGTAGAATTTCTACTGTACCACACAGGTCATCACCTTCCCAATGTATTTCTCTTACGTTATGAGATACATTCTTTAAATTAATTACAGTAGAATCCGGATGGTCTAATTCACCCAATGCTCTACGTTCTTTAATTAGTACTTCGTATTTCTTAGCCTCTCTCATTAAGATTTCTCTAGGATATACTCTACCATTTTGGTTTTCAGCAGATGCTCTTTGTAGAATACCCTTTACTAAGGTTCTCCCTCCTTCATCTTCATTTACCTTACCTTCGAATAGGTTTGTTTCTATTAAGAGTGATTTCATTTTATATTCTTATTTTTTAGATTCCATTTTACTACGGATTCTAGTTGCTATTGTACCTAATTGTGTTTTATCCACACCCAATGCATCAACAACTTGTGCTACTAATTGTAATTTTTGAATATTACTAAGTTTTGCATCTTTAATTTTATCAATAGCCATTCCTAATTTTTGTTTAACTGCAGATGGGATTGAAGCTTTTGGTAATTCTGCTGATATATCTTCGGTTTTGTATTTATCTCCATCAACTTCGAATGTATCATCACCTTCTTGCTTTGCTTTAGAAACAGCTGCTCCAAACGTATTACCTTCATTTTTTTCACCCTTACCATTCCAAGCAGAATCAATTTTGTTAAAGAAAGCTTTCTTTTCTTCATCTGACATTGCATTTATATCTTTACCTGCTTTATCTAAAGCTTTTTGAAAGAATGCCTGATATTCAGATTCTTCTGTCATTACTTCCTTAACTAATTCTTTTAGTCTTGATTTTGTAATTGTTGCGTTCATATTTTCTTTTTTGTTTG